AATATATTTATATCCAGAAGGCATCTGGATATGACATCAGGTATGAAAATAATCTTAGAAGAGTGGAGAGGTTTTTTAAAAGATCCTGTCCCTAGCACTTCTATGGAAAAGCCCACTATAGTTCCAAATATGATATCAGAAGATCTCAAATACCACAGAGATCACAACGTTGGAGTAGATAGAAACATATTTAGACCAGGCTCTAGTAGGTTTTTTAAACTCTTTAGAGAGGCTAGACACCTTAACAGCGTTGGGTTGTATTCTTTAAATGAATCTGAGAGATTTTTAATAGAAGAATTAGACATAGGAGAATTTGGAATTTATGAAGGTGAAATAGTACCTCTAGACTTTCCTATGCTTTACGACGATAAAGAGCTAAAAGAGGCAGAGTACAAGGGTAGAAAGGTCAAACTTAATAAGCCAAAGAGGGGCGGCGGAAAGGCATATGTGTATGTCAATTCAGGCAAGAAAGATAAAAAAGGAAGAATAAAGGTTAAGAAAGTTAGCTTTGGTTCTTCAATGCCTGATGCTATGGGTGATAGCAAGGCGCATAAAAAACGAAGAAAAAGCTTTGGTGATCGTCACAACTGTGCTGACAAGAAAGATAAGACAAAACCCGGATACTGGTCCTGCAGGGCGACGAAGTTTTTTGGAAGAAATATAGCAGGTTGGTGGTAGATGAGTGATAGATATCCGTTTACTCAAAGAAAGCTAAGTGAGAATGTTATCCTTAGAAAGTTTTCTAGAGATGTTTCAGAGACTATGCTAGAGTGGCATAGAGATAGGCAGGACCGTGTTGTTGAAGTTATCCATGGTGATGGTTGGATGTTTCAACGAGATAACTCTATTCCTATCCAGATCAATGAAGGGTCCACGTTTAAAATTAGAGCAAATGAGTGGCACAGGGTTATTAAAGGAAAGGGCGACCTTATTGTCAAAATTACTGAAACCAAGAAGAAAAAGCCTGATGGGATGAGAAGCATAAGAAAGGGTGCAGATAGCAATCCCAAAGTTACCAAAATGGACTTTCTTCCCGATGAAGTTCTTGACGATATCGCCGATGAAATAGATGAAGCAGCATCAGATAATCCTCAATATGCTGCAGGAAGATCAGCATCAAATCAAGCGTGTCTTGATGCTGCTGTTAATGCATATAATAAGGCAAAAGATACACCAGGCAAGAAAGATGATCAGGCTGCCATAAAGAGAAGAGAAAAGTGTGCAGAAGGAAAGTCTCCAGTCAAACTTTCAGAAAGTCAGCTTAGGGTAATGATTAACGACGCTGTAGAAGAAGCAAAGCTAGATGCTATTTTAAATGAGATAGAAGATCAAATCAATGAAAGAAAGAGAAAGAAAAAAGGAAGGAAGAAAAAGAAGAAGTCTGGCAGTCGAAAGCTCTCAAAGGCAGTAAAAAAATCGTTAGATAAGAAAGCAGATAAGAGATGTCTTACTCGAGGCTCTGTTTATAAAGAATTTAGAGCAGGACTAGGTGCATATTATACATCTGGATCTAGAAAAGGAATGTCTCCACATCAATGGGCACATGCCAGAGTTAACTCTGCAAGCCCAAGTAAAAAGTGGGCTAACGTTAAGAAACGAAAGAAGTGCCCTAAAAAGAAGAAAAAGAAATAGACACACGTGTAACCCTTGTCACTCTGTGATAAAATAGTATCCAGGAGGTAATATGACAGTAAGATTTGGTTATGCGTGTATGAATATGACTCTTCAAAAGGGCAATCGAGACAGAGTCACCTGTAATAGGGGAATGATAAAAAGGACATTTGTAGAAAAGGGTCTAGAGTATGCATCAGAGCTTTCACTTAAAAATTCAATGGACCTTATTAAAATCATCGACTGGAACAACCAGCAGGGTATCAAGGTATTCAGAATCACATCCTGCCTATTTCCATGGATGAGTGAGTACGAACTAGAAGAGCTACCGGACTTTGAGAGCATCAAGTTCAATCTTGAGTATGCAGGCAGGCTTGCTCGTGAAAACAATCAGCGCCTCTCTTTTCACCCAGGACATTTCAATATTCTAACATCCAATAGAGAAGAAGTTGTCAACAACTCTATCGTAGATCTGACGAGACATGGACAGATTTTTGATCTAATGGGCATGGAAAGAAATCACTGGTCAAAGATCAATATTCACATTGGTGCATCTTATGGCGATAGAGACTCTGCAATTACTAGATGGCTTAAGAATTTTGATCGACTTCCAGACTCTGTAAAGTGTCGGCTTACTGTAGAAAATGATGATAGAGAGCGGCTGTTTTCTACCAAGATGCTCTATCATGGAATCTATAAGACGGCAGGTGTTCCAATTGTATTTGACTCACACCATTTTACTTGTGGCCATCAAGACTCATCGTATGACGAGGCACTAGGCATGGCAGTAGAATCCTGGCCAAAGGAAGTTACTCCACAGTGTCACCATTCAAATTCAAAGAAAAATTATGAAGACCCCAAGGTTGGCAAGACTGCACACAGTAGTTGGTACTATGAGCCATTTCAAGACCTCGGTCACACTCTAGATGTTGTTCTTGAGTCAAAAATGAAGGAAAAATCTTTAATAAAATATAAGAAAGATTTTCTTACTGTATAGTTCACATATGCATACATGTGAATCTCTAGCAACAGAAATAAAAAATCTAGGAGTTTCTTCAGGTGACACAGTACTAGTCCACTCTTCCTATAAGAGCTTAGGAAAGATGGAAAAGGGTGCTGAAACAATAGTAAGAGCTCTTCAGCAAGCCGTAACTTATCAAGGCTTGCTCCTCATGCCCTCTTTTAATATGGTTGCTGAGGGCAATAAGAAAAGAAGGCGGTCTGACACTTGGGATATTGAAAAATCTAAATCTACAGTTGGATGGATTACTGAATATTTTAGGCAGCTGCCGACAACATATCGGTCAAATAACTATTCTCATTCAATTGGAGCCTGGGGGAGGGATTCAATTCCCTTTCTTTGTGGTCACATGTCCAATAGGGGGCCTGTCTCTCCGTGGGATAGACCTCCATGGGGAAGAACATATGGTCAGGACTCTCCATTCTATAGGGCATATGAGCAATCCGGAAAGATCATGATGATTGGTGATATACCGTGGGCTTCTTGCACACATATTCACTTTATAGAGACGCTTTATTGGAATATTTTATTAGAATCAGATGGCAGTGTCCCATATCCCAAATTAAATAAGAAAGCTGTTGGAAAGCTCTGGATGGATCTACATAAAAAAGGATTGCTAGGTCAGTCCATGAGCCTTGGAAAGGTAGGTAGTGCAAATTGTAAGCTATTTCAAGTTAGCAAGTTTGTTGACACTATTTTAGAAAGTGTTAAAGAAAGCCCGAGTCATTTTTTAAAAATATAGAGATTCTGAATTGTTTAACTTTGTTTGGACTTTTTAATATATTTACGAACTGTGTCTATCACAGAAAGGAAGAAAAATGTTTAAGAAAATTTTGGCATGTATGTTATGCCTTGGACTATCAACACCAGCCCTTGCAGATGATCATGCAGTCGGAGGGGAAGATAGGAGTTCAGACATGGATTGGACTAAGCGTATGGGAATTCGTTTTGGATATAACTACGCAAATAAGGCAGATGAGTCAGACAGACTAGACAGTCCTCATATGTTTGCAATGGGTTTCGAAGCACAACAGACAATGGATGGAGGAACTTGGCTTGATCTTCTCTTTATTCAAAATCTGACAATTAGCGGACTAGATCAAAGTGTAGTCTTGCCTTCTGCAAATGCACTAGTTGGATTTGAAATTAATGACGCTTTACAGATAGCTGTTGGAGCAAATGCGACTGTGGTGGATCCTTCAGATGAAAATCATTACTTTCACCTGGTCACCGCCGTTGGGTGGACTCAAGATGCAGGTATCTTTAGTGTACCTCTTCATCTAGTCTTTATCCCGGATGTAAACAACTACTATAGAGTTGCAATCACCACAGGTGTTAACTGGTAATTTAAAATAGATCTTATTTTTTTCCCTGCCATACTTAGTATGGTGGGGATTTTTTATATCTCTATGTTGCTAATTTTCTTGAGGATCTTTTTTTCAAGCTGACATATGCGCATTCTAGTTACACCAAAAATATCACCTATCTGCTGTAGAGTCATAGGCCCTTCTCTGGCTGCAACTATCGTGCAATTCATAAATTCTTTATTTTCTATCAAATACCTGCATGAATTATTTTCACAAGGCTTTTGTAAGATGTTACACTTTTCAAAACACTTCATATTTTATAGCTTTCCTAATATTCTTGATATTTTAATTTACACACGAAACATATCGTGTACATCCACCAGAGGTACATAATGTCAAACACAGGTAAGAGAAAAACTTTTATAGTCGACACGTCAGTCCTTCTATATGACATGAACTCCATACATTCTTTTCCAGGGAACGATGTTGTTATTCCCCTCATTGTCCTAGATGAAATTGATAGATTTAAAGAAAAGCCAGGAATATTAGGAGAAAGTGCTAGATACATCAATAGATTTCTAGACGAGCTAAGAAAAGCAGGAAGTCTTCACGACGGTGTGAGTTTGGAAAATGATCAAACGATTAGAGTTGAAACCTCTCATCCTGAAGAAGTTCCTAGCTCTCTTGACCTTAGTTCTGGAGATAATATAATAGTTGGTGTTGCAATGCACTTAATGTCGTCTCAAGAGAATGATGTCATAGTCATTACAAAGGATATAAATTTTCGTGTTAAGTGCGATGCATTAAAAATTAAATCAGAAGATTATTATAAAGATAGAATTATTACAGAAGAAGACACCATCTATACAGGTCAAAGAAAAGTTGAAATATTTTCACCAGATATTGTTAATAAATTTTATGAAAAAGGTTCTATTTCATGTGAAGATGTCAACTTAGATCTAAATCCCAATGAATTCTTTGTTGGAAAGCATCAAAATAGCTCTATGATAGGAATAGAAAAGAACGGAAAAATATCTCACCTAGAAACAAGAATTGAGCAAATGTGCTCTGTTAATGCAAGAAATAAAGAGCAAAAATTTGCACTAGAGCTTCTCTCTAGGCCTGACATTCCCCTTGTCACCCTGACTGGAAAAGCTGGATCAGGAAAAACGTTTTTAACTCTAATGACAGCTCTTTCTGGACTTCAAGAAAAAAGATACGAGCGGGTAGTCATTACAAGGACACTTCAACCTGTTGGAAGAGATATCGGATATCTTCCAGGTGACATTAATGATAAGATGGACCCTTGGATGGGTGCAATTGTAGATAACGTACGACATGCCTTTAAAGATTTAACATATTTCTCCCTTATGAGAGAAAAGGGATTAATTGAAGTTACACCCTTGGCCTTTATTAGGGGAAGAACATTTAATGATACGTTTTTAATAGTTGATGAAGCACAAAACTCTACGATTCATGAGCTAAAGACAGTTATAACCAGAGTCGGTGAGGGTTCAAAGATTGTACTCCTGGGAGACATAGACCAGATAGACACACCCTATATTGATAGCTTTTCAAACGGATTAACAGTAGTTATAGAAAAGCTTAAAAATGAAAAGCTAACAGGTCACATTACACTAATGAAGGGAGAGAGGTCCGAGTTGGCCACATTGGCGTCAAAAGTCATTTAACCTGAATAATTAGTTCATGGAGTGACACGCCATGCCTGCAACAAAATTTAAAAAGAGAGATAGAAATAGATTTAGAAAAGTCTATCCTTATCTTAGGGTAAGGCCTAACAATACATACTGCGCTGATAGTGAAGTTATTATTGAGGTTGGATCAGTAACATTTTCAAACTCAAATGGTCCTATAACATATACTTTTACAGAAAATTTTACTACAGCCCCGTATGTGACAGCAACTTCTATAGATAGTAGTTCAAATAATACAGCTGATGTTAATGTGTTTATTGACTCTATTTCAACAACTGCTGTTCAAATATCTGTCAGTCAGGACTTTACCGGAACTGTTCACTTTCATGCAATAATGGTGGGGACATGAGTGCAAACCTTATCATGGAGGCAGGAGAGGCAACCTTTAGCAATAACGTAGAGTCAACAGTTACGCTTTCATCATTGCATAAAAATACCCCTCAAATCACCCTGACATGTAATGATGACAACTTGAATGTATATGTGAAAAGCCTCACAGTCTCATCTTTAACAATAGGTGTCAGTAGCCCATTTAGCGGCACTGTCCACTATCATGCAATTAGCAAACTATAGGAACCATTAAATGCCTAGAGATTTTAGAGCCAAGCAAATAAGAACAACTCAAATAATAGCATCTGGAGGTGTCGGAGCTTCAAATGGAAGCGTAGGTCTTCTAATATACAGCTCATCCGATGCTACCAATCTTCAAGGGGGCATGTCACATAATATGACCGCTTCTGTTGGAACTGACGTGTGGATGTTTGTGTCAGGTGCCAACGAAGGAAAGGCAGTCAAGAAGAAAGGTGTTGTTGTTTTTGGAGGAGACGTTCTGGTATCTGGTACATTCTATGCCGATAAGATGATTGTAGAAGTTCAAGAGCACATGTCGGGAGGCCTATATGTGTCAGGAAACCTTCTGGTCTCAGGCAGCGGAAGAATTAGAGGTGGGCTAATTGTCAATGACGACGGAAACAAAAGCGGCGGAATTACAGGTGACTTTAGAGTAGAGTCTGATGGAGAAGACGAGGCCTTATTACTTGACTCTTCTGCTAACATCTTCTATGTTAACAAGGGTGAGACAGCCTTTGAGACTGTCATTGGAAATACAAGTGATGAAGCCCTAAGAGTTGATGCGGAAGGTGTTGTTATCAATGAAGACAGCCATGCTGATATCGACTTTAGAGTTGAATCAAACTCAGTAGCATCAGCAATTGCTGTTAATGCAGGTACTGACAAAGTTACTATCGATGGAGGTGCTGCAGCTGCTGATGCAGTTACAATTCAATCATCTAATGCGGCTGGCGGAGTAGATGTAAATGCAGGAACTGGTGGAATTACAATAGATTCAACCGGTACAGTCTCTATTGATGGTGCAGACGATATGAACTTTACCATTACGTCTAGCACAGGCGGTGAAGATCTTACAATCCAGCAGGTCGGTGCCAATGATTCATCAATTATTATTACAGCAGCCGGTACAGGAGCAGATGCTGTTAAGATTGATGCCACAGCAGGAGACATGGTTATTGCACCATCTCTTGCTGATGGGAAGACACTTAAGCTTGGTAAAAATGGTGCTGTTGAGGTTATTATTGCTCCTCACGGAACAGCAGCTAATGAAAAGTACACTGTAACAAATACTTCTGGAGATGCTGCTGATGCAATCTCTCTAAATGCTTCTGCAGGTGGTATTTTAATTAACGCTGATGCTTCAAAGATTCATCTAGATGCAGAAGGTACAGGATCTGATGCAATAGACATTGACTCTGCTGGTGGTCTAGATGTTGATGTTGCTGACGCTATCGAGTTAACAACTACATCAGCAGACGGACATATTAAGCTTGAGTCTGCTCATACAGCTGGAATTGCAGTTCACATTGATGCAGATGCTAATGCTGGTTCAATTGTTGATATTGACGCAGGAATTCTTGACATCGATGTAACGGGTAATGCTAACATAGATGCCGGAGGAGCTTTCTCAGTTGATGCTGTAGGTGCATCTAATATAACCGCCAACGGAGCTCTTACAGTCTCTGGATCAACAGCGTTAAATCTTGCATCAGACAGCGGTGAAATTGATATTACCACCAGACAGGGAAGTATCGATATTAATGCAGGAGATGATGTTACAATAGATGCAGCAGATAATATGACATTAACGGCTGGAGATAATTTTAATGTTAATACTTCAACTGCAGATGGAAAAGTTACACTATACTCAGCCCACACAGCAGGAGCAGCTTTTCATATAGACTCAGATGCTGCTGCTGGCTCAATTTTAGATATTGATGCTGGTATTCTTGATATTGATGTTACAGGAAATACAACAATAGATGCAGGTGGAACATTCTCAATAGATGGTGTAGGAACCTCTAACATAACAACACATGGTAATTTGGCCCTATCGGGATCGGACTTGGTTTCAATTGAGTCAGATGGTGGAGAGATTGACATAACAGCTCGTCAAGGAAACATTGATATCAATGCAACAGCAGGAAATGTTACTATTGACTCTGGTGGAACATTTTCAGTTGACGGGGTCGGTGGCTCTAACGTTACAACAAAAGGAATTCTAACTCTATCAGGTTCAACTAAGTCTCTATTGACATCTACTGCTGCAACTGCACTCGCTGTTCAACTTGATGCATCTCATGCAGCTGGTGGTGTGGATATTAGGGCAGGAACTTCCGGTGTAAATATTGCAACAAATGCATCCGGAGTTCCAATAAACATTGGTCACACAACCTCTGAGACTCGGGTCAACGATAATTTGACTGTACTGGGTGTTACTGAAGTCAGAGGTCTCCTCAGTGCATCAGCAAATCTAACTGTCGAGGGTGATGCAAATATTGCTGAATACATTAAGCACTCCGGTGACACTGATACCTTTATTAGATTTCAAGCTGATAACATTAACTTTCAAGCAGGCGGCGTTGATCTTTTACACCTAGTTGAGGCTGCTACAGATCTTGTAGTGTTCAATGAAGGCGGTGCAGATGTAGATTTTAGAGTAGAGACTTCTGGAGAGGATGAAGCGCTTTACATTGATGGTGGAAATAATAGGCTGTACATCAATAAAGGTGAGACAGCTTTTACCACGATAATTGGATCTACAAACGATGAAGCAATTAGGGTTGGAGCTGCAGGTGTTATCTTTAATGAAGACGGACATGCTACCAATGACTTTAGGGTTGAGACAGATAATAAACCTCACGGACTATTTGTTGACGCGGGAAGTGATCAAGTTCTAATCCTATCTGGTGGTGCTGCTACTTCATATAATGAAGCTGCGGGAGGAGACGTTAATTTCTATGTCTCTGGATCATCAGGAACCAGGGGAAAGACAGTCAAAGGAACTGCGGTCTTTGGAGGAGATGTTCACATCTCAGGAACGATCACAGCTGGCTCTGGAATTACCGGAGGAAGCCCTGGAGGCTCCGATACTCAGCTCCAATTCAATGACGGCGGTGCATTTGGTGGACTTGCCAAATTAACCTGGGATGATACTAACTTCCTACTCGGAACCGGAGCAGCAACAAAGCTTCAATTTAGAGATGCAGGGTTGTTTATAAACTCTCCGGCTGACGGTCATCTTGATATAGTCTCAGATACACGATTGACAATTACCGGATCTGGCGCTGTTGCAGATGCAATTGCTCTTCAAAATAGCAATGCTGCTGGCGGTATCGATATAGATGCTGGAAGTAAGGGAATTACTGTAGACACTACTGGTATTTTATATCTCACATCGTCCAACAATAATGCCAATGCGATACAGATGTTTGCATCAGCTGGTGGTCTGTCTTTAGTTGCCGCAGGAGCTGCAGGTGAAGATATTGACATTAGAAATACAAATGGATCAATAACAATTGTAGGTGGAGAAAATCAAGCAAATGCTGTTAGGCTTCATGCATCAAACGCAGCTGGCGGACTGGATATTGACACAGGAACAGGTGGTGTTGCAATAGACACTACAGGTGTTATTAGTATCGATGCTGTTGGAACTTCCAATCTAACGACAAAAGGTGCACTCACAGTATCGGGATCTTCAGCCCTAAATCTTGCATCTGACAGTGGGGAAATTGATGTTACCACAAGACAGGGCAATATTGACATTAATGCCACAGCAGGAAATATTGACATAGATGCTGGTGGAACTATTGATATAGATGCTGCAGGTGGAATAAACATTGGAAAGGCGGCTGATGTTGCCTTTGATGTAGATACAGCTGCTCTAGATATAGACTCTTCTGGTGCAGTAAATATTACCACTTCTGGTGCAGCATCTGATATTACTCTTGTTACAGCTCATACTGCTGGTGTAGCGTTCTTACTTGATGCCGACGCCAATGCAGGCTCAATTGTTGATATTGATGCAGGTATTTTACAAATAGACGCTGCTGGTGTTGCAGGAATCAACTCGGGAGACACCCTAAGCCTGGGAACAGCTAATAGCGGAGTTGCTGTTTCAATTGGCCACACAACATCTGAGACAACTATCAATGATAACCTGTCTGTTACGGGTGATGCAACCATTTCTGAATACCTCTACCACGGAGGTGATACCGACACATTTTTAAGATTTAAGTCAGATCAAGTTAGATTGGCAGCTGGGGGAAATACTAATCTTAAAATGTCGACCGATGCGTTCCTTGTACTTTCCGGCGGAGCTGCAACATCATTCAATGAATCTGCTGCTTCTGATGTAGCATTTCACGTATCTGGCTCTATTGGGTCAAGAGGTACGGCTACCAGAGGTGCAGCGCTATTTGGCGGAGATCTTGTAGTTTCCGGAACGCTATCTGTAAATAGAGGCCAGGCAGGAGCAGGAAGCGTTGTAACGGTTACGGATGATGGTAAAGTGGGAATCGGTACTGACTCTCCATCATACAAGCTAGAAGTCGGCGGCAACATGGCTGTGGGAGAATACATCTATCACAGGGCTGATGCAGATACTTTTATTAGATTTCAGGCAGACTCTGTGAAGGTAAATGTTGGAAACGTCGACATGATTTCAATCACTGAGGACGGTTCACAAGACAAGATAGTTCTTAATGAAGGTGGTGCAGATGTAGACTTTAGGGTTGAATCTAGCGGTGAAGATGAGGCAATACTTCTTGATGCCGGAGACAATACACTCTATATTAACAAGGGTGAGACAACATTTACCACAATAATCGGATCTACAAATGATGAAGCAGCTAGATTTGGTGCGGCAGGAATCATCTTTAACGAAGATGGGCATGCTACCAATGACTTTAGGGTAGAATCCAACAACAAGCCTCACGCATTCTTTGTTGATGCAGGATCAGATCAAGTTCTAGTTCTATCAGGTGGTGTAGCTACCTCCTTTAATGAAGCAGGTGCTGCTGATGTTAACTTCTATGTATCTGGTTCATCCGGAACTAGGGGGACAGCCACCAGGGGAACATCTGTTTTCGGAGGAGATGTTCATATATCTGGTACAATTACTGCCGGTGGAGGAATAAGCGGAGCTGTTTCAGCTGTTGCAAATGGAGCTGATAATAGAGTTGCAACGTTTAGTTCTAGTGATGCACTTAATGGAGAGTCCAATCTCACATTTGATGGAACAGACTTAGGTGTCTCTGCCAAGGTGTTTCATGTAGGTGATACAGACACATTTATCAACTTTACAGATGACGACATAAACATCACAGTTGGTAATGTCAGTATGCTGGACTTTAATGAGGGAGCTAATGACTCAATAGTCTTTAACGAAGGTGGTGCTGATGTTGACTTTAGAGTTGAATCTGATGACAATACACACATGCTATTCATCAATGGTAATACGAATAGACTTTCAATCGGAACAGCAGGAAATTCTCCTGAAACGACTGTCCATATACAGGATGCGACACCTTCTCTAAGGATTCAGAGAAGCGACAATTCACAAAACAGCACAATAGAGTGGGCAGGTGCAGCAGGTGTAAGGGCCAATATGTTCCACCTTGGTACAGATAATGATCTAATTATCTCATCATGGAACGGAAGTGCTGTTGAGGAATCTCTAAGATTTGCACCTATCACAAGACAGATACTGTTTAACTCAGGTTCATCAAACGGTGGAACATCTCCAAATGAAGCAGCTGCTGCTGACGTATCATTCTATGTATCTGGAACTGTGGATTCATCAAATAGTGCAGTAAGGGGATCGGCCCTATTTGGTGGTGACCTAGTCACCTCTGGGGGTATGTATGGAAAACAACTAGAGTATACCTACCACACCTATAATAGAAGCAATGATGATATGGTCTTTATTGGGTGGTTTAATAACAATGAATCTCCTAGTGCAATAGACGATGTTCAGGCAGTTATGCCAATGGCCGGAAGGCCGGTTAGAGTAATTGTTAGACCTCAAAACGATCTTGGATTGACAGAGGTGGGCTTTCACAAGGCTTCTGACGGAACTAGGAATATTTCTACAACTGCAGTGGAAACAATTAAAAACTTTAGTGCAGCAGATAACACTTGTGTTATATTTGACTTTACAGTTACAGGTTCAGCTATTCCTACTGCTAATTTCGCTGCCGGCGATGTTGTTGGAATTTCAATAAAACCACAGGGATCGAAGTCTCCAGGCGATTGTAATGTAACTTGTATCTGGGAGTACAGATCACATAGAGTCCTTTCAGGATCAGCCATCTAGTGATAGGTTGTACAATTTAAAAAATATTCTTATACTAGATAATGGTATGTAGATTATACTACCGTATAGTCAAATAAACGAGAGTATAATGAAAGGTCATTATAAGGTCTGCATTCTTTCAGCTGGAAAGGGAATGCGGCTTGGAGCCTTAACTAAGACTTTTAACAAGGCTCTTCTTCCAATTAATCAAAAAGCAATTATTTCTCATATAATAGAGAAATTTCCAAAGAATATTGAATTTGTAATTGCTACTGGGTTTCAGGGAGAAAAGGTTGAAGAGTATCTTAGTCATGCTCACAGTGATAGAAAGATCTCTATAGTAAATGTAGAAAATTTTGACGGCCCAGGATCAGGCCCAGGCCTCTCCCTTCTGGCTTGTAGGGAATACCTTCAGTGTCCATTTGTTGTATATGCTTCTGACACGATGGTCCTTGAAGAGTCCATTCCTGAGCCTGATAAAAATTGGATGGGGGTTTCTAGTGAATTTGAAGATCCTGAAGATTTTTGCACTGTATTTGTTAAGAATGGTATGATAGATCGAATAGATGATAAAAAAGCAGTTGATAACGATTTAGCGTTTATTGGAATTTCTGGAATTAAAGATTTTAAAATATTCTGGGATTCTCTTGAGACAGACAGAAAGTTAATTAATAACGAGCATCAGATATCTAACGGTCTTCTATCCTTGATTGACATGAAGTGCTATCCAGAAAATTTTAATTGGCTTGATACCGGAACTTTAGAAAACTACACCCAGACAAGAAAGGAATATGAGTCAAATAGCCTTACTGAGACTTTTAACTTTGATAAAATTAATGAATTTACTTATTTTGTCAATGAAAAGGTTATCAAGTATTTTGGAAATCCATCACATGTAACCCTGAGAAAGAAAAGAGCTGAGGGTTTGGGAGACTTATGTCCCAAACTTGATCTAGTTACAAGCTGGTTTTTTTCTTATCATTACGCTCCAGGTGATGTACTTTATGAAAATATTACGCCTAGAATGACTAGTGACTTCTTAGGCTGGCTTGGAAAAAACCTTTGGAAAAGATCAAAGTATGTTTCAAATAGTGAATTTTTAAAGGCCTGTAAGTCCTTCTATAGAGATAAGACTTACAGCAGGCTAGATTTATTTTATAAAAAAAATAAAAAGCATAGTGATAAAATACTTGTTAACGGAATGGAACTACCTGGAATTAAAGAGCTTCTTGAATCTATTCCGTGGGAAAGTCTATTCGACGGAATTCAATCTAATTTTCATGGTGATCTACATTTTGACAATGCCATTGGTCTTCAAAATAGTGTCGGAAGGATTGTAGACTTTAAACTACTAGACTGGAGGCAGGACTTTGGAGGTCTTGTTGAATGTGGAGATATATACTATGATTTGGCAAAATTTTATGGAGGACTAACACTTCCATACAATTTAATTAAAAAGAATAAATTTTCATATTTTGAGAGTAGAAGTTCCGGAATTAGATATGATTTTCAAACATCGAATAGTCTAAATGAGGCAAAAGAGATATTTGAGTGCTTTATTGAAAAATCAAAATACTCTCTTAAAAAAGTTAAAATTATTAGAGGTCTTATTTTTCTTAACATGTCGCCCCTTCACGAGGAACCCTTCGATAAAATGCTATATCACATGGCCAGATACTATCTTAATCAGGTATTAAATGAATCTAAGTAAGTCTAAAAAATATCCAAACTTTTATTTTGGACCAATGAGTCTAAATATTGTAGATGCCATAATTGAAATATCAAATGACGAAGGAATTAATTTAGGCTTTATTCCCTCTAGAAGGCAAATTGAATGCAAAGAGCTAGGTGGGGGCTATGTAAACAGATGGACCACTGAGGATTTTTCTAAGTACGTTAGAGGTCGATGCGAAAAAATAACTCTAGAAAGAGACCACTCAGGACCTCACCAGGGCTCATTAAAAGATAGCGGAGAAAGATCAGTAATTGTGGATTGTAATTCCGGGTTTGATGTAATTCATATCGATCCATGGAAGGCATACACGACTATTGCAACAGCTGCTTATTTTACTCACACCCTAATGGAGACTTGCCTATCCTCTAATCCAGATATTTTATTTGAAATAGGGACAGAAGAGGCTATTAGAAAATATACGCCCGTAGAGCTCGAAATATTTTTAAAAATGCTTCAAAACTATAATGTTGATTTTTCTAAAATCATCTATTGTGTAGTTCAATCTGGTACAAGCATTAAGGGTTTAAGGAATACTGGAAGTTTTAATCTTATAAATTCTAAAAAAATGTGTGAAATCTCTAGAAGCTTTGGTCTAGTGCCAAAGGAGCACAATTCCGACTATTTGTCAACCGAAGAAATAAAAAAGAGAATTTTAGCCGGAGTTGAATCATTCAACATAGCACCAGAGCTAGGAGTTCTTGAATCGGATACGATATTAAGCATAACAGATAATGATAAGCTTTCTACCACCAGAGATGAATTTATTGATATGTGTGTAAAGTCTAAAAAGTGGAAAAAATGGATCGATAAAGGTTCTGAAATAGATAGAGAAAAGCTTGCTAGAATATCAGGTCATTATATCTTTTCATCTGATGAGTTTTTACAAATTAGAGATAGAATTTTAGAAACTGTAGATTTAGATAACGTAGTAAAGAACAAAGTTAAAAAAAGAGTAATGGAGATAGCTTGTTTAATAAAATCATAGCATTTGACCTAGATGATGTTATTTGCAAAAGAGATGTTGAGGGAAACAATATAGAAAAATACCTAACATGTGAGCCCATTCTAGAAATGATCAATATTGTCAATGAGTGCTATGATTCTGGTAATAAAATTATAATTTATACTGCCAGAGGTATGAGTGTATTTAACAAGGATGTAGATCTAGTCTATGAAAACCTCTATGAGCTTACATACAACCATCTTAAAGAATGGGGTGTAAAGTTTCATGAGCTTGTTATGGGAAAAATTCACTACGACATTCTTATAGATGACAAGGCTTTAAGTTCTTTTAGAGTTAGATCGATCAAAGATATTGACAATCATTTTAAAAAATAAATTGTACATTTAAAAAAGATGTCACTATATTAAAGAAGAGGTCTAATTAATCAGCTTCTTCTACTATAGATTATATTAATTAAATAAAATAAGTAGAATAAACTATAAATTAAATCTACTGGAGAATAGATGATATCATTTAATAATGATCTTTTTTCTGCTAAAGAAGAAATAGAGATCCCATCAGATTGTGAAATAGTTTTTGTTTCAGATATGTTCACATCAGACTATATGGGTGGAGCTGAGATGACTACAGATTCACTTATTGATAGTTCACCCCTGTCTGTATTTAGAATTCACTCTAAGGATGTAGATCTTTCTGTTCTTGAAAAAGGTGTAAAGAAATACTGGATATTTGGAAATTTTTCTCAATTAGATATGAATCTAATACCAAGCATTGTTTCAAATATGAGATATTCTATACTGGAGTATGACTATAAATACTGCAGATATAGATCACCTGAAAAGCATCTATTCTCAGAAAATTCTCCATGTGACTGCCATAATCAAATTCATGGAAAGATTGTTTCTGCATTTTTTCATGGAGCAAAATCTCTCTGGTGGATGTCTGAAAAACAGATGGAAAAATATCACAATGTCTTTCCTTTCTTAAGAGAAAATCAGAATACTGTTCTATCTTCAGTTTTTAATGAGGGATTTTTTGGATTTATAAAAGAGCTTAAGAAAAAATATGAGAATCAAGAAAGAAAGGGCTGGGTAGTCTTAGGTTCTACTTCTTGGGTAAAGGGTGCTCAAGATGCCGAAGACTGGTGTAAGAAAAATAATAAAGAATATGAAGTAGTCTGGAATGTTCCATACCAAGAAGTCTTAAACAAACTAGCTAGCTCAGAAGGTTTTGTGTACCTTCCTAAAGGGTCGGATACATGCCCTAGAATGGTTATAGAGGCAAAGCTTCTTGGGTGTAAGCTTGAAATAAACGAGTATGTTCAACATAAAGATGAGATTTGGTTTGATACAGAGGATATGTTTGATACGGAAGCATATCTCTATGCTGCAAGGGGTAGATTTTGGAATGGAATAAAGCACAATATGGGATTTAATCCAACAGTTAGTGGGTATACAACAACAAAAGATTGCCTATCTCAAAACTATCCCTTTGAACAGTCTATTACGTCACTAATAGGATTCTGTGATCAAGTTGTTGTTGTCGATGGCGGATCAACCGATGGAACATGGGAAAGGCTGGTTGAATTAGCAAAGAGTCATGAAAGTCTATTAGTCCATCGAGAAGAAAGAGACTGGAGCAGTAATAGATCTGCTGTTTTTGACGGTCAGCAAAAGGCACTCGCTAGGTCACTATGCACGTCAGACTTTTGCTGGCAGCAAGATGTCGACGAAGTGGTTCATGAGAATGACTATGATAAAATTAAAAATTTAGTTCATCAACTACCCAAGGGCATCGAGCTAGTTGCACTTCCAGTTATTGAGTATTGGGGAGGTCCTGAGAAAGTTAGAATGGATATTAATCCCTGGAAGTGGAGGCTTTCTAGAAACTTACCGCACATCACACATGGAATTCCTGCCAGCCTAAGAAGATTTGATGACAATGGTGAAATGTACTCTGCACCAGGTAGCGATGGCTGTGACTATGTTAGAAGTGATACATTTGTCCCAATTCAATTTGTCTCTTTTTATACAGCAGATATTGATCAATTAAGAAAAGATGCAATCAATAATCCACTATCTTTGGAAAAATATCAAGACTGGTTTGGTAAAATAGCAGACAGGCTGCCATCAATTCATCACTATTCATGGTTTGATATCGAAAGAAAGATAAAGACATATTCCGGATTTTGGTCTAGACATTGGCAAAGCCTCTATAACATAGAGCAGAAAGATACTTCGGAAAATAATATGTTTTTTGATAAGCCCTGGTCAGAAATCAGCGATAAAGATATATCAGATTTAGCATCAAAGCTTAAAGAGAAAATGGGCGGTTGGATTTTTCATTCCAAAGTTGACTTTTCTAATCCCACGCCCCATATAAAACTAGAAATAGATCACCCAGAAATTATAAAAGAATGGATTAAAAAATGAAAGTAGTTTTTATATCACCGTGTTTTAATGCATCTAGAAATCTTAAAAACTTAATAGACTCTGTCAGATCACAAGATGATAATAGATGGTCCCATATTTTTATTGATGACATGTCTGTAGACGACACAGCTGAAGAATACTCTAAAGTTGTCCAAGATGACAAAAGATTCTCAATTATAAAAAATACTGAAAAGAAATATGCACTTAGAAATATAGTAGAAGTTGCAAGAAAGTTTGAAAATGACAAAGATGTGATAATTGCTGTTATTGATGGAGATGATCAGCTGTGTAACAATAAGGCTGTTACTCTTCTAATAGAAGAATATGAAAATGGAAATGATGTTGTATGGACAGGGCACAGGTGGGATGTTAATGGTATAAATATATCTAGAGACATGCCTAACAAGGTAGATCCGTATGGGTGGCCCTGGTGTACTTCTCACCTAAGGACGTTTAGATCTACGCTTTTATCAAAAGTATCAGATAGAAACTTTAAAAATCATCAGGGAGAATGGTTTCAAAGAGGCTATGATCAAGCTTTAATGCTTCCACTCTTAAAGCTGACAAATAAAAGAAAGTATATTGATGAGATATGCTATCTCTATAATATAAAGTCTGTTTCAGTAAACGATAGAGATTGGGCAGAAATGAATCAGCTTTCTACAATAAATCTTGTTAGAGCAAGAGGCTTCTTGAGTTGAAAATATTTTTTGACAACGTTAACTTTAATTCAACAAGTGGCCCAAATTCATTTGCCACAAGGCTTTCTTCTGAGCTACTAAAAAGAGATCATGAAGTATTTAATCAAGTCTCAATGGACACCATTCCAGATGTTCAGTTATCATTTATTATGTCGCAAAAAAAAGTCGCACCAATGATTCAAAGATTGGACGGTATATACTTTAACACTGATCAGGATTTTAAATCGCTAAATAAGCCAATCTTAGAAACATATGAGAATTGTGAGGCTGTAGTCTTTCAGACAGATTTTAATAAAAGGCTATCTGAGCATTACTTTGGGAATCACTGGAATTCCCACGTTATAAGAAACGGAACTGATATTGACTTAATAACAGATATCAAGCCCAACCAGAATGATCTTCTTAATTCATTTGAAGGTGTGTGGTGCTGTGCATCATCCTGGAGACCTCACAAAAGATTGTCGGAGAATATTAGATATTTCCTTGAAACAGCCCCAGATACACACTGTCTTGTTGTCCTTGGTTCTAATCCTGATTTTACTATAAAGCACCCTAGAGTTCTCTATGGGGGCCAGTTAGCCTGGAAAGATCTTATCTCTATATACAAGAGATCAGAATATTTTATACACCTTGCATGGCTTGATCATTGTCCTAATGTTGTGGTCGATGCCCGTGCTGCAGGATGTAAGATCATATGTTCCTCATCTGGCGGAACAAAAGAAATTGCAGGACCAGAAGCAACACTAGTAATAGAAGATGATTGGGACTTTTCTCCAGTTAAGCTTTATAGTCCACCAAGGATGGATTTTTCTAAAACATCTATTAATACTTACAATGAGAATATTTCAATCACCAGAGCAGCAGATGAATATCTTGACGCCTTTAGCTCGGTTTTAAGTAAATGAAAATATACTATCAAAAGGCAAATGAGAGCTGGATAGTAGACAGAATAGGCGAAGAGTTTAAAGACAACAGCATTCATACCGTAGAGTTTGGCTTTCATGGAATTAATAACTTTAATTTTGATGCCATCTGGCTTGGAGCATCATATGCATGGAGAATGATTACAAGAGATATTGATGAGCTTAGGCTTATTTTAGAAAATACACCGACCTTTTGCACAATTCACCATATTGTTCCCTGGAAGTGGAATGAGGATAAGCATAGAGAGTTCATGCTTAGAGATCAATTTGTTGATATGTATCACACTTATACAAAAGAAACAGCTTCAATAATAAAAGAAATTTCTAATAAACCAGTTATAGTAATTCCTCACTGGGTAAATTCTAAAATTTGGCACCCTCTAGATAAGAAGAAGTGTAGAGAAGAGCTTGGATTGGGAGAAGATAAATTTATTATAGGATCATTTCAAAGAGACACAGAAGGATCGGATTTAAAATCACCCAAGCTAGAGAAGGGTCCTGATATTTTTATAGAAATGTGTAAAGAATTCAATATGAACAAGTGGAATGTTGAAGTTCTTCTTGGTGGAAATCGTCGGCAATTTGTCATAAATGAGCTAAATAGGCTTGGAATTTCTTATAAGTATTTTGAAAATTCTCCCACAGAGAGTGTAAATAAAATGTACTCTGCCTGTGATCTATACGCAGTTTCTTCTAGGTGTGAAGGCGGTCCCCAGGCAATATTTGAAGCATCTGCAACTAAAACAAGCATTATATCAACAGACTGCGGACAATCTAGAGATATCCTCGACAGCAGGTGTATCTACCAGCTAGAATCAATAAGCTTAGGCCAGCATATGAATTATGAAGTTCCTGATAATTCTTGTATAGACATTAATTACAAAAGCGCTATGAAGTATGATATTACCAGGCATATTAAAAATTTTGACAAAGCCATTAGTGAGATTGTTAAGTGAATATATTTTGTGTAACACCTGGTGAAAATTGGATATGTGATAGGATCGGATTCGAATATCAGAAGAGCTCTAGCCATAATGTAATATTGGATAGACTTGGTTTGGAAACTGATATTATTTGGATTCTTGCAGGATGGTGCTGGCAGCAGATTCCTAAAAATGCACTCTTATCTAGAAGAGTTGTTTGCACAATTCATCATGAAGTTCCTGAAAAATTTAATAAGAACAAGCTTCGAGATTTTTTAGCTAGAGATCAATTTGTCGACTGCTATCACACACCATGTCAAAAAACACACGACTTCATCAGAGGGCTTACAAAAAAACCTATCAAGATTCTTAGCTATTGGGTAAATCCAGATCTATGGAAAAATAGAAATCTTCTGGAAATGAAGAAAAAGTACGGAATTGGTGAGGGTGAATTTTCTGTTGGATCTTTTCAAAGAGATACAGAGGGTCACGATCTTAAAACACCCAAGCTAGAAAAAGGACCAGATAGATTTTGTGACTATGTTGAGAAACTAAAAGAATCAGGAAAGAATGTCCATGTTCTTCTTAATGGCTGGAGAAGACAGTACGTCATTAATAGATTAGAGAGTTCAAAGGTTAAATACACCTATATTGAACTACCTCCAATGGAAACAGTCTCTGAAATGTATTCTGCATGTGATCTATATGTTGTCGGATCTAGACATGAAGGAGGCCCGCAGTCAGTCTTGGAGTGTGCAATATCAAAGGTACCAATTATTTCAACAGACGTCGGAATAGTTTCCAACATTCTTCCAGCAAGCTGTATAATTGACATGGATAAAGAATACCAGATATATCTTCCTACAGATAGTGATATTGATCATTGCTTTAAAAATGTTCAAAATTACTTATTGTCTGATTATTCTAAAGAGTATGACAAATTCTTTAATCAAATTTTGAGATCATAGCTATGAAAATATTAATAACAGGTGGAGCAGGTTTTGTTGGAGGAAATCTAGCCATTAAATTTGCAAACAGAGGTGATCAAGTTGTCTGTATAGATAACCTGGCTAGAAGAGGAAGTGAGAATAATCTATCTCGCCTTTCAATTGCAGGTGTAACGTTTATTCATGCTGACATTAGAAATAATGAAGATCTAGACTCTATAAAGTTTAATCCCGATGTTGTCCTAGAGTGCTCTGCTCAAACTACTGCAGTTGATGGATATAATAATCCGATGTATGACTTTACTAATAACACATTGGGATTAATTAATGTTTTAGAGTTTTGTAGAAAACGATCTTCTGGAATTATCTTTTGGAGCACTAACAAGGTTTATAATGGAAATCTATGTAATCTCCCCCCGGTAGTTGAAAAAGATACAAGATTTGAATGGGCAAATCCAGACTTTATCTTAAATGGGTGGTCCATGAGAGGCTTTAGTGAATCTCTTAGTGTGGACGGAGGAAATCACACAATCTACGGTGTCAGTAAGCTATCCTCAGATCTATTTTGTCAGGAATGGGCTTCTGCATTTAATGTCCCAGTAGTGGTCAATAGATTTAGCTGCCTTTACGGTCCTCATCAATTTGGCATGGTTTCACAGGGTTGGATTGTATGGTTTGTTCTTGCAAAGCTTATGTCAAAAGAGCTTACATTCTATGGATTTAATGGAAGGCAGGTGCGAGACTTTCTTCATATAGATGATTTATACTCATTAATATCTCTTCAAATTGATAGACTTGGAGACAATAATCCTGGTGTCTATAATGTTGGTGGGGGTTGTGAGAACACTGTGTCTGTTTTTGAATTAAGCCAAAAATTAGATGAAATGATAGGTGTTGAGTCGAAAATTAGACATGGAGACCCTCGAAAAGAAGATCAAAAAATCTTTATTAGTGATATAGGAAAGGTCTCCAAAGAATTTAACTGGACACCTAAAGTGTCTTTGGATGACGGATTAAATGATGTGATCAAGTGGTTGAAGACTGATGATCTATCATGGCTAAAAAAGTGAAAGTTTTATTAAATAGAAAACCAATTGAAGGCCCTTGGGGCGGAGGAAATCTATTAGTATCTGCTATTTGTAAATATTTTACAGAAGCAGGTGTCAAAGTTGTTCATGAGTTTGAACCAGGGATAGATGCAATCTTTATGCAAGACCCAAGACCGGGAAACACAGGAATATCAGTAAACCAGATAATATCCTGGAAGATTAAAAACCCAAGGGTTAAAATACTTCATAGGGTGAATGAGTGTGATGCTAGAAAGGGAACATCTGGTCTGGATCAGTTTCTTAGTGAGTGCAGTAGATACACAGATTGCACTATTTTTGTTTCTAACTGGATGAAAGACTATCACACTGAAAAGGGATGGAGCTGTAATAATAACAGTGTAATTTACAACGGTGTAGATCTCGATCACTTTAAAAAAAATGATAGAATCAACAATGGTAAGATAAACATTGTCACCCACCACTGGTCTAGCAATAGAATGAAAGGATTTGATGTCTATGAAGCAGTTGATAGATTTATCAAAGACAACGACGACTTTACATTTACATACATTGGAAGAGAGCTAGGCACGTTTAAAAATACAAATATAGTCCCACCCCTGTTTGGAGAAGAGCTTGGAAGAGAGCTTTCAAAATATGATCTTTACATTAGCGGATCTCTCTGGGACCCAGGCCCTAATCATATTTTAGAAAGCATTGCATGTCAAATACCCACGTATGTCACTAGTAAGGGAGGGGGAGCAGTTGAATTTGCAGGAAAAGATCACACGTTTGAGAACATGGATCAATTGTTTAGAATTATCAGATCCCGGAGTTATGTCAATAATAGCTTATCGGTTAGTTCTTGGAGACAGTGTGCCAATTATTATCTAGATATTTTGAGGCAGCTATGAAATTTATATCACACAGAGGAAATATAGACGGCATCTCATCTGCAAACTCCCTAAGAGAAAATTCTCCTGAATATATTGATAGAGCAATTAAAAAAGGATTTGAAGTAGAGGTCGACATAAGACTAACAACTGGATATGTCCCACCTGGCGATTTTTACCTAGGGCATGATAGTTCACAGTATGAGGTTTCTCTAGACTGGCTTGTTGAAAGAAAAAATAAACTCTGGCTTCATGCCAAAAATGTAGATTGCTTAAGATGGTTTCTAAGATCAAGTATCGGCTGGAATGTATTCTGGCATCAGAAAGATGATTACACAATTACTAGTACGGGATACATTTGGGTATACCCAGGTAAGCTTCCGTGCTACGGGTCCATTATTGTAATGCCTGAAAAGACAGACTATTCATGGAGTTTAATTAGAAAGTGTGATGGAATTTGTAGTGACAATATAGAGAAATATTATGAAGAATTTAAAGCTAGTAATTTTTGATCTAGACGGCGTTCTTGTTGATGCATGTGAATGGCATCAACGAGCACTAAACGAAGCATTGATGGAGGTTTGTAATTATTCAATACCTCCAGATGAACATGAGTCAATATTTAATGGAATTCCAACAAGAGTAAAGCTTAAAAAGCTTTCTAAAATGGGAAAAATCTCTCAAGATTGTCATGAAGAAGTATATCAAACAAAGCAGAAAAAGACAAAAGCAATAATTCAGGAAAATTCAAAAATTCAACCGGAAAAAATTAAATTAATTAAAGATCTTAAGTCTCGAAATTTAAAAGTCTGCTGCTTTACAAATAGTATTAGAGAGACTGCTGAGCTAATGCTATCTACTTGTGGCATTCTTGATCTTTTAGATACAGTAGTTACAAATCAGGATGTTAGGCTTCCCAAGCCAAGCCCAGAGGGATATCTTAAAATACTATCTCTTTATAAAGTATCTCCGAAAGATGCTATAATAATAGAAGATTCTCCAAAAGGGATAGAGGCTGCAATTTTATCTGGATGCAGAGTTATAGGTGTTGGTTCTGCCCTGGATGTAAACTTAGATCTTTTTAAATCAATTTTTGAGGAATGTGAGGACAGAGAAGATGAAAATAGTAAATAAACCATGGGGAAGAGAAGAGTGGATTGAGCTAAATGATAAATACTGCTATAAGAGACTTTACATAAACAAGGGGCACAGAACAAGCTTTCAATATCATGTTAAAAAATTAGAGACAATCTATATTATCGAAGGTGTCGCTGAAGCGTGGCTTGAAAATAATGATGGAGAAATAGAAAAGAAAATAATGAAAAGTGGAGAGTTTTTTACAAATCTACCAATGAGAAAGCATAGAATAGTCGCCATGTCAAACTTAATTCTACAAGAAGTCTCTACACCAGAAGTTGATGACGTTGTTAGGATTGATGATGACACCCACAGGCCGGACGGAAGAATTATTCAGGAGCATGATTAAGAATGAAAAGATCTTGCACCCTCCTTCTTCAAAGAAATCTTCCAGATGTAACAGAAAAGTTTGCAGAAAACTTACTGAGACATAATAGTGATGTTACAGATCTCTATGTTGTTGAAAGCGGATCAGATGATGAAAATCTTACCGGCTATGAAACATTTCACGCCAACTGGGAAGATGCAAAAATAAATGGGCTAAGGACCGGAAGAGGCTTTAATTTTGGCCTTAAAACCCTTATTGAGAAAGATCTAGATTATGAATTCATTATGATGGCCACAGGTGACACCCAACTTCCAGAGGAACCTGTGGTTAAAATACTAATAGATGAAATGGATAAATTTCCAAAGATGGGAATTATTTCTCCCATTGTCTGGAGTTGGAATGAAAGAATTACTAACTTTGTCGGAAAAAAGATCACAAAAGCTATGTATGTACCCATTCCACACATATGCTGGATGTTTAGAAGAGATGCAATTAATGATATAATATCTGAAAAGCCGCTAAGTGTGTATGATGACTTTCTATATGATGGAACAAACTTTAGATGCTATGGTGTGGATACTGAGCTTATGATGAGAATGTACATGAATGACTGGATGTTCTGTGTTACTTCAGCAACATCTCAAAAAGAAGATTATGATCTAACTGATAAGAACTATAAAAAAATGAAAACTAATTCCCACAGTGAGCACAGGCGTCTAATGTGGGATGAGGGCCTGGCCTGGTTTGAGAGAAAATATGGCTTTAAAGATAAACATGGTCTAAACTCACTTTTACGTAGAGAGTATATTTCATTTTTTGATAGAAATCCTGATATGTCTAATTTTGTTTATTAGACTGCTATTTTGGTGTAAAATTAAGCTACTGGAGAGCCAAAGTGATAATTTTAGGACTTCCCTCATACCATCATAGTGGCTGGGGACTTATTAAAGATGGAAAAATAATTAGAGCAGTTCAGGAAGAGCGGCTCAATAGAATTAAAGACTATCCCTATCGAATAAATCTTAAAGAGAATCCCATGTCTTTAGGGATAGACTATTTATTTAAAAACTTAGATATTAATCTATCTGACTGTGATGCAGCCACAATTCCTCAGATACCAGTTTCTCTTTCTGAAAAAGACTTTACAATGGTCGAGTTTAAAGATGTCGACCTTGTAATAAAATCTAATTTAATTCCGGGATACAATGAACTACTATCTCTCCTTAAGTCAAAAGGATTTAATGGAAAAATAGTTTCTGTAAATCACCAGCTATCCCATGCAGCTTATGCCTACTACTATTCAGGATATCAAAATGCTGATATTTTATCCTATGATGGTGCCGGCTGTGGAGATCCTCCAGAAGTCGTTGTTGGGTTTAATGTTGAAAATCACGAATTTAGAAAGGTATTTTCATATAGGGTCCCACACAGCCTGGGACATGCGTACTCCAATACGACGTCAAGAATATTTGGTGTTGACAAATTTATGTATAGCGAAGAGGCAGAAAGATTTATAACAAATGAAGCCCATGGAAAAGAGGGAAAAACAATGGGCTTGGCACCTTATGGAACATTTAATCCAGATATGCAAATGCTTATACATGATCCAAAAAAGAAAATGTATGTTTCAACATATCAGAGCACCAGCAAGGTTCCATATTCAGGAATAGAACCATATTCTAGTAGGCTCGGAGAAAGACAGTCAGGAGTCAAAAGAAGAGAAAAAAATAAACCTTGGGATTTTAACGACCCATCAGATAAGTTCTATGCTGATCTTGCAGCAACTGCACAAAGATCAATTGAGGAAGCAGGACAGTTTTATGTAAAAAAGCTAAAAGATATAACTAATTGTGAAAATCTCTGCCTAACGGGAGGAGTTGCACTGAATAGCTGTCTAAATGGAAAAATTAGAAGATCTGGTGTCTACAAATCAGTATTTGCTCCTCCGGCTTGCCATGACGGAGGTCACGGCATCGGTGCACCGCTATATTATTTTAATCAAAAATCTTCCAATAAATCAGAAATTTCTAGAATTAATAATGATTTTTTAGGATATCCCTACACGCTAGATGATTGTAAAAATGCTGCAAACAGCCTGGGTGTAAAGGTTGAAGAAATTTCAGATATCGACTCTCTAGGCGAAGATATTGCCAAGTCAATAATTGATCAGAAGATAGTTGCTATTTTTAGAGGGTCTTCTGAGTTCGGACCGAGAGCTCTAGGCCATAGAAGCATAATGGTTGATCCAAGAACAGCAGCGATGAAAGATATATTAAATGAAAGAGTTAAATTTAGAGAGGCATATAGACCATTTGCTCCAATAGTCTTAAAGGATCACGCTCTTGACTATTTTGATTTTGATGATAGTGACTTTATGCTGTTTGTTGCCAAGGGAACAGATCGAGCGATAAAAGAAGTTCCGGCTGTAATTCATGTTGACGGAACAGCAAGAATGCAAACTGTCACAGAAGGAAATGAGCCGTTTTATAGCACATTAAATCACTTCTATAAGATGACTGGTACACCAGTTTTACTAAATACAAGCTTTAATGTTGCAGGCGAGCCGATTGTTGAAACACCAGAGGATGCAATTAGATGTTTTCTAGGTACGTCAATTGATATTTTATATTTGGATAATCTTAAAATTGTTAAGTAGTGTGAGTTATGAATATTTTAATACCCATGGCAGGAGAGGGCAGCAGATTTAAAAAAGAAGGATATACTTTTCCAAAGCCGTTAATTGATGTTAATGGAAAGCCAATGATACAGTGCGTTGTTGAAAATTTAGATTTTGATGCACAATATATTTTCCTTGTTAGAAAGGAACATTTAGAAAAATATAATATTGAATCTGTACTAAAGATTGTAACAAATGGGAGATCTACGATAGTTCCTGTTGATGGGCTTACCGAGGGTGCTGCATGCACAGCGTTGCTAGCAAAAGAGCATATAGATAGCGATAGTGAACTATTAATAGCAAATTCTGATCAAATTATTGAATATTCAAAAGAAAACTTTAACACTATAAGAAGGTTTACCAAGTTTAATTCTGCTGTTTTTACATTTAGAGCTGTTCATCCAAAATGGAGCTTTGTCAAGGTTAACTCAAGAGGGGTTGCAACAGAAGTTGCAGAAAAAAATCCAATATCTGACATAGCAACTTGCGGGGTTTATTACTATAGGTCCGGAAGCGACTTTGTTAAATATGCCACCAATATGATTGATAAGGATATTAGAGTCAATAATGAATTTTATATCTGCCCAGTGTATAATGAGCTTATTGCAGATAGAAAAACGTTAATTCCATTCTTTGTTGATAAAATGCATGGACTCGGAACCCCGGAAGATCTTAAGAAATATTTATCAAAACTGTAGAGATGATAAGAATAAAAGGGCATTCAAATTTTAATCTAGCTGTATTAGAAGAATGTAGAGAAACCAAGCCTCTAATTAGAAAATCATCTAATAGCCCGCCTGACTCCACAAGACTCATCAGACAGTGTAATAAGCAGATTGTATTTGTAGAAAAAAATATCAAAGGTATAACATCACCTCAGGTATTTTCTCAGTCATTTAATCAAAATGGCTTTTATTTTGACATGGAGTATCTTCCTCATAGTGAGTTTTTAAATTTTTTAATTGAAAAACCTATCTTAGAAATTAAAAAATCTATTGACACCATTCTTGATTTTGTTGATCAGTGTGTTAATGAATCTAGGGAGGAATTAATTAGTTCTGATATTTTTCTAAAAAAGTCTAAAAGCATTAAGAAAAATCTTAAAAATAATAAATTTATTAATAACAAGAATTATAAAAAAATGTGCTTAGCCCTAGATGACTCGATAGATCGGTGTCTAGGTAGCTCAATTCCCACAGGATACTGTCACGGAGATTTGACATTGTCAAATATACTGTATTCCAATGGTGAGATTGTCTTTATTGATTTTTTAGATAGCTTTATAGAGACTCCTTTGCAAGATATTGTTAAGCTTAGACAGGACACTAAGCACTTTTGGTCTCTTCGACTCTTGAGTGGAAATCACGACACTACAAAATTAAAAATAGTCCTTAGGTATATTGATAATCAAATACAATATAGATTTTCATGTTATAATTTTTATAAAGCACTATATGCTTCATTTCAGTCAATTAGTCTTATTAGAGTTGCACAATATGCAAAATCTCATAGCACTATAGATTATATTTTCACATGTCTAGAGAACCCTTAATGGTAAGCTTAATAGTCCCAGCAGCAGGAAAGTCTTCAAGATTTCCTGGCATGAAGCCAAAATGGCTACTAACACACCCAAAAGGAAACTTAATGGTTGTTGAGTCTCTTATGGGATTAGATTTAAAAAATGTTAAAAAGATATATCTTACAGTCCTAGATGAGCACATTAGAGAATACGCATCGCTTGATGGGATAAAGCAGGCATTTTTAGATGCTGGTCTTTCTGATATGTTGGAGATAGTTTCTCTAGAAAGAGAGACAAAAAATCAGCCAGAAACTGTCTATGAGACAATAAAAAGAGCAAATATTTCTGGACCTATTTTTATAAAAGATGTAGATAATTTCTTTTCTTGCAAGGTTAGCTCTAAAAATTCTGTTTCAATACAAGATCTTCACTCAATGGACCTGGTTCACGCTTCAAATAAAAGCTTTATTGAGTCAAATAAGCACGGTCATGTAATTAATATTGTTGAAAAGCAAATTATAAGCTCAATGTTTTGTGCAGGAGGGTATTCTTTTGCAAGTGGTGACGATTTTAAAAGATATTTTCTAAAGCTGTCTAGTCATAAAAATTTATATATTTCTCATATTATTTTTGACATGTGTCTCGATGGTCACATCTTCACAGCAAGCGAAGTGTCTAAGTATATTGATTGGGGAACCTTAATTGATTGGAATAATTTTAAATCTACGTACTCTACTCTCTTTGTAGATATTGATGGTGTTCTTGTTAATAATTCATCTGCTTATTTTAATCCGACCTGGGGAAGTACAGAAGGAATTTCGGAAAATATTAATACAATAAATTCGCTATATGAGTCAGGAAGATCTAAAATAATATTGACAACTTCTAGAAAGACATCTTCAAAAAAGAAAACAGAAGCACAGCTTAAGCGAGTTGGATTAAAATATCATCAAATAATTTATGATCTATTTCACTGTAAGAGAATTATAATAAATGACTATGCTCCTACAAATCCATACAAGAGCTGTGAGTCAATTAATATTCCAAGAAATAGTAATACCCTGAAAGATCTAATTCAAGACAGTGTTGATTAAATGAAGATTAGCACTTATATTCCTAGATATAGTAAGAATTTTTTTGAACATGAAAATCCTTTTGATATATTCGTAGGTGAGATTCTTATTCAATTTCTACAAATGGGTCATGAAATTGTTCAATACGATGAGTCAGCTGACGTTAATTTAATCTTTAATTATTGTGGAATAATCAGAGATGATTCACTAAATGTCTTAATTGTTGATGACTCTTTTGTGCCAATTATAAGCATATCGGATCAATTTCACATAATAAGAGAAAAGTTTGAAAAAGTTGATTTAGTAATTTACAGATCAGAATATATTCAAAGAATCATTCATAAAAATCTTGGTAAAAAGAAGAATGAATTTATAATACCCGGGTGTGTAAATCTTGAAGCTGCCAAGCTAGCGTCTGTTATATTTCAGAAACCCAATGGGGGAGAATATGTTAGTGACGAAGACGACGTCTGGGTGTATGCAGGACATCTATATCCTGAAAACGGCCTTAGAGATTCCATAGAGTATTTTTTAAAAAACTCTTCAGAGAATTCTATTTTAATTGTATTTGGAGATCCAGACTTTGCTAGGTGGGAAATATTTTCTGAAATGGCAGAATTTGATCGCGAAGAAATGGATAAAAAAGTCATCCAGCTTGCAGGACCTTCTGAGCTAGACATTTTAAGTGCAATATTGAAGTGTGATAAATTTATTAATTTAGGTCAGCTTATATATGATCTTAGCTTATTTTATACAGCAGCACTGTTTAATAGGCATGTTATTTGTAGAAATGAAGCATTTAAACAAAGTATAATTAAAAATAATTGCACAATACTGGACAGAGATTTAAACATTCTTTTAAAGAATGAAACACCTAAGTGCCCTAACAGTGAAATAAAAGCAAATTTAAGTCACTTTCTTATTGAGCGTGCTGCTAAAGACTATATTAGTGCAATTACTTCTATAATGATCCACAAGGAAAGCAATGACAAAAAGCCACAGTAAACAATTTTTTGATTTTTTAGATGCTCTAGATGCTGCCGACGTTAGATATGTTATTATTAGAGGCTTTGGGAGACTTCCAAAAACACCTGATACGGATATTGATCTTTTATATCATATCGATGATCACGATAAGTATATTTCACTTGCTAGAGAAAATCTTGAGGAATTTGTAAATGCAAATGGATCTGAATGGCAAAGCTTCGGATCAGGTGAGTGGTGTGAAATGCTATATTCACCTTGTAAGACT